CTTATACTTTAATCTTATTTCAACGCAAATATAATTGTATTTTCTATATAATCATAGAAAATAATGCCATAAAAGCATTTTTTAGTAGATTATTATACTCAACCCCTAACTTGCTTCCACGTGTATGTTGAAAAACATAAAAAATATCATTTGTCATAATTTTATTTATTAATACTTTTGCATTTAATTATAAAAGAGGTTATTATATGTTAGGAGTTTTAGTTTGGATAGTAGTGATTCTTCTGATCTGCTTTAGTGTTTTCGGAGGATCGTGGCTATTACCACTATACGTACTTTTTGTGGTGGTGGTAGGTTTTTATTTTGGTGTAAAATATTTAGATATATGATAGAAAAGGAACAAAAAGCTAAAAGAGTGTATCATCGAACAAAACCTGCGAGTAAAAGTAAGGTTCGGGCTATCAGATTTGATTTAGACTTGGTAGAGTTTATAAATCTACAACCAAACGTAAGTCTATTTATAAATGACCTTATTCGGAGAGAAAAAGAAAAAATAGAAAGAATGAAAGCTATTGAAGTTCGTGAAATTTTAAAAGAAATGGAATAATGAAAAACATTTTACTTTTACTGTTCATATCATATTTTATTATTAGTTGCAGTAGTAATACAAAAACGCCATTTGAAGAAGAAGCATATAAAATGCTTAAAACTGAAATTAGTGATACGTTTTCCAGCGTAGGAAACGATGTTGATATATTAAATACCAGTACAGAGTATTATACAGATTCATTATGTGTAATAAAACTATCTGTCAAAGGGAAAAATGAACTTGGAGGAAAAACTTCAAATGTGTTTGAATATATATATTTAAAAGAAGATGATAGTTCGACTATGGGATTTCTTAGAGAAATACAAAAAAATGATTCTTCATTGATGAAAGTAGCTGATATTGAAAGTGAAGACTCCAAATGGAATAATAAATCATTTGATGAAAAGTTATACCATCTATGTAGAGTTTATGCTGCTACCAAGGCTTACGCTAAACAGCTTAAAAAAAATACAAACTAAATTAGGTGAACATAGTTAGTAATAAAATCATGAATGAGTAGGGCTGGCTTCAAAGTCAGCCCAGTTTATTTGTTATGTATTGAAAAGAATCGCAAGTTGGCTTTCATTGTTATTTCCAACTATACCGCCGCTAAAGATTTGAATTTATTTAGAAAATACACCTGACCTTTCCCGGTCACACAGCACGTATGTTTTATGAATGTAGGATTACCGCCCTGCATTATGGCATTCTCCGTCACAAAGAAAAGTTTCATTTCCGCAGCCCTTTGTGTAGGAGTGTAATCAAATAGATATTTATTCTTTGACCTGCTCCATCGCTTATGACGAATAAGATATTTATTTTCCACAAGCCAATCATACAGCCGATATTCTCCAATGGTATATCCGTTTTGGGTTATCAGTTTGGCAAGGTCACGGATAAGAATATTGGTAGAAGCATTCTTTACGCATTCTGTAAAAACCACAGCAGGTTTTGTTTCCTCTATGATAGCCTGCTTTTCCTCTTCCTTTTTCTGTACTTCCAAAGCCAATCGTTCTTTTTCCTCTTCGGCTTGAAGAACCATCAAAGCAAGGTCTTTACGGGAAAGCTCATGCTTGTTTTCTTCACATGCGATAAAGTATTTTCGAGCTTGTTTCCCACGTTCGTTGTTTTCAATCATCGAAAGTTCTTTTGCCATACTGATTGAGAGGGCATATTCAATCTTGCTAACTTGTTGATTTTCAGAGTCCCCATTTTGGGGGACTCTGATATTCAATAAGTTACCTTGATAATCCAAATAGAGGGTTTGAAAGTCCTTGCCTTCTATAAAGTCGTATTTATCAATACGATTCTTTATCCAAGTAGAAAAATCTTTTCCTACTTGTAAGAAAGAGTGTAAATCACGTGCGTTAACAGCTTTTTGACCATTCTTTTCGCCAATTGGCAATAACTCATTTAAATTTTTCATATCTTTGCCACATAAAGTTAATGCTTTTCCCCATCAGCGGCTCGGACATCTCCGCTTTTGGGGAATTATTTTGTCCGATCTTGTAGTAGGCAGGGAATCGAACCCCAATACGCCATTACTCGTACCTACTGAACCCTCCTTAATATAATAGTCACGCTTGACATAATAATAAAGAGAAAGGGCAAATCCCGATGAAGCCTAATGTGGTTGCCTGCCTCAAAGAGAATGCCCTATAATATTTTATTCCAGTTCATGACAACCACGAAATGAACCTAACAGCATTGTTTCCGACACAAATATAAAGATGATATTTTCGCCATACAACAGCTTAAAAATCAAGAAAATAAATCCGGTAAATATCAGTAACAAACGGTAAGAATCGGTAAATAAAAATAGTTATATTTACTCTAAAATTTAGACACAATATAAATAATGCACGTATCTACCGTATTGTGACAAGATGTTGATTGTTATTTATGATACCGTTCAAATAATTTAGGAATATAAAACACTGTAAATAAATATATTACAGAAACGTGTTAGTCCCAATTCTTCTTATATCTTACCATAACATTGCCATCGGTTTCAACTTTACAGTTTCCACCATGAACATATACATAAACTTTAGCCACATCGCTTTGCCTTACATGTAGTTTAGCCCGATCATATACACTTACAAAAACTTTGGCACAATCCTCCACTTCAAGAGTCAATTCACTATCATGCCGCAAATGGAGAGTAGCAGCTGTAAATTTACCGAAAGAAAGTTTACCTGAACATTTACCGTTCAGTACATATACACCATTGTTGCCTCCGGTCACTGGTTCATCAACAAAAATATGGTTTTGATGAAGCAGACTCCGGTCAAAATTACCTTTTATATATTCCACTGTCGGATAATCGTGCTCAATACAAAAATCAATGCCTCGTATATACATTTCAATTAGTTCCTGCTGACTTTTATTATTTTGCCAGTCACCTTGCCATTGTGTGCAGAGGCCATACGACACAGCATGGCCTCTCAATTCACTATTTAATCTGTTCATAATCATACATTAAATTTGTTTACACCGTTTATATTCCTATGCAGTATATCCCTGATTTCTTCCACAAATTCCACATTCTTTGCTGTATTTATCTGTATCATTGTCAGTTGTTGCAATTGCGCTTGCGCTATTACATTATAGGCCGGGAACAATTCTTCAACCAATCTTCGCACATACTCCCGTTTGACACTCACGTCAGCCCGGATTGCATTTATATAAGAAGCCAAAAGGTTAGCGGTATTTTCAGTAACATTCTGTATGCCTTTAGATAAACCACTTCCACTGTCTTCTTCCTCTTCCTTCATGCTGATACCATATTTCTTTTCCATATAGTTATTCAGCTTGTCAAGCATGGAATAATAATCATCGGTTTTCTCACTGACACCCATTAGATAGTCCGCAATACTTTCCAACTCCCTTTCGTCAAGAGAGAAATCCTTGCCGAAATAACCACTCATTCCATCCTCACCAAAAAGCATCTTTTGAAGCTGTTGCATGGCCGGTTCCAAAATACTTATTTTGAGAATGGAGTTCATAACATCACCCATAATGTCGGCAACCTTATTTTTGAAAGCTTCGGCACCATCCTCGCCTTTCTGCCATGCCTCATACAAGGCATCTCCCAACTGCGAAGCCCAGTCTTTCAAATTAATACCATAAAGAGATTCAGCCGTTTCTTCGGCAAAATCCTTTATTTGCTGTTTCATCTCCGCAATCTGATTCTCATAATCAGCCACCTTGCTATCATCCGTCTTCTTCTTGTCAATTTCGGCTTGCCGTTGTTTCTCCAATTCTGAAAGTTGTTCTTGCATCAAGGCACGTTGATACCCGTATGCACCACCTTCATCGTATGCCGAAACACGTTTTTGAAGTTTTTCCGCTTCCTGCTTATATTTCTGCAAAGACATCAAATCGAAGATGTTGATCTTTCCCTTATTGCGTATTGCACCAATCTGATTATTTAATTGATTCAACCGGGTACGGTCATTTTCTGCATCTACAAGTTTTAGTTCCGTGCCACTGCCCAAGAAACGTTCAAGAATACCGTCAATCTGTTCGTATATATACCGCAACTGTTGAGCACGAAGTTTACTTTTTTCAATAGCCTTATCAAGCTTTTTGTCATGTGCTTGTGCTATCTTCCCAATCCAGTTTACAGCTTCACCGGCAGCGGCAGCAATACCACCAACTATTCCACCTTTGGCGAATCCCTGCCCGATATTGCTTATAGAAGACATGGCATCCTGCACATTACCCATCGTGTCGGCCATACCCTCATTGCCCAAAGCATCGAACATGGAAGACATCTGCCCTGCAAAATTGCCGACAAGATCAGCACTTTCAGCGGCACTTTCTCCTATGGCTGCAATCTTTTCTATGGTACCCTTTTCATCTTTATCTCCACTGGAGAATAAAGAACGAATATTTTTTATGAGAGTGGCAAACGGATTCTTCTGTAATCCGGCCTTATATAAGTCTTGTATGGCTTTCTTTAACTTCTCAATTTGAGAATATTCTCCTGAAACATCAATCCGTTTACCATTCTCATCCAAATACCAAGAAGTAAAAGCTGTTGGCTTTCCATTCTTGTTTTTAGTTACAGAAGCATTATCAATAATCTGTTGCGCATAATCGGATGCTTGCTGTATCTGTCCGTATGATTTATAGGTCTGATCTCCAAATATCTGTTCCCATACCGGAAGAAGTTCAAGCAGTTGTCCCCTTAGTTTTGCCAGTTCCTCCTTATATTCGGTAAAAAGAGCTTTCTGTCCGGGAGTCATGCCTTCAACATTCCCAACAAGTTCATTATTTTCACCAATGAAGGTGCCGGTTAAGGGAGCATATTTCTCGCTTAAGTCCCGTATCTTTTCAGCGATAGATTTGTATTTGTTGAGGGCAGTAACTTCTTTCAGCTTTACTTCCAAACTATCTTTTTCAATAGCTTCTTTAGCTTCCTTCCATGCACTGAAAAACTGTTTATACAAAACACTGTCTTTACCTCCAAGTGATTCTGTGGCCTCTTGTTCGGTGAAAGTCAAAGGTATATATACCCCTTTATCCTTCATTTTCTTAGTTACCTTTTCAGCTAATTCCTCGGATTTCTTCTCATATTCAGACAATGCTCCGAAAGCGTATAAAGAAGCATCCTTCTTACTTGCACCGGCATTGACAAGCTGCTTGTATATATCCCATTTCTTTGAAACATCAGACACGTACCTTTCAAGTTCCTTTGCGGCCTTATCCGAAGCTTCTTTCATAGCGTTGGCATCAATATCCAGAAGCACTTTCCGTATAGAGACTTTCAATTCCCTACGTTCTTTGGTTTTATCGTCAAGCTGGTTAAGAATCTTATTCAATTCATCCCGATAATTTTCAATATCCACAGGTTCTTTACCTTTGAATAAGGAGTCAAAAATACCCGATCCTTTAACCTTATTGGCAGCTTCTCCCTTTCCAACAATGTCAGTCCACTTCTTATATTCAGAATATGCCTCCTTTAGTAAGTTTACC